ATGAGCGACGTTCAATCTTTCGATAACGTATGGGATGCCCTGGCCGATACGCCGGAGCAGGCTGCCAATCTGCAAGTGCGCACCGAGCTGATGCGGCAGATCGTCGCGATCGTGAAGGAAAACGGCTGGACGCAAGCGGAAGCCGCCACGCGTTGCGGTGTCACTCAGCCACGCATCAGCGATCTGCTGCGCGGGCGCGTGTCGCAGTTCTCGCTGGATGCGCTGGTCAATATCGCGACCGCGCTGGGTCGCCGAGTGCATTTTGCACTTGAGGCTGCATGATAACCTCGTAGCAAGCGGGGGTGGATTTCGAAAAGTGTATAACTTTGCGTATCACTTTCGATTTTAAGAAATAAATCTGCTTGTAAGGCATGGCTTGCTGCGGGTTTGTGTCTGTAACAAGTCTCTGCATTTCTGTGCATCTCCTGCTTACACCTACCGCCATAGCGTACATCCGCTGAGCCAACGCACGGCGCCAGCCGATCATCGGTGCGGCATATGCATACTCCTGAGGAGGGTGCTGCTTGACTGACGGCCCTTGCCGCGCTCGCTGTACGGCATGTTCTTGGCGATGCTAGCATTCCTGGCACGGTTACCATGCCAAACCAATCACCAATCGCAACGATCACCAATCATCTCTTCGCGGTTCAGGTGACGGTGATGTGAAGTGGAGTCGAGCTATGAGCAGGGTGTCATTCGCGAGCTGATCGGCGAAAATAAGGGGAGTCAGGTTCCGCATACCGCGGCATATCAGTGTTGAACCTGAAGTAATGCTCTACTCACCATGTTTTGGTGACCGTGTTGGCGAAAAGGATAGGTAATGACGGAGCAAAAAGTGGAACAGCGATCTGCAATGGTCTGCACGTACCTCGACCGTGTGGAGGCCCTGTATCGTGATGTACAGCAATGGTGCACGACACTTGGACTCATCGTTACTCAGGGAACGGTTGAACTCAACGAAGAAGGGCTGCCCCGCTATGATGCGCCATGCCTTCATATCGCACGAGATGGGGCCCACATAGCCGATCTGGTGCCGGCCGGCGCTAGTGTTATTGGTGCGCAAGGGCGCGTTGACCTTGTCGGACGTATTGCACGACAAGCACTCTTGTTCCAGATCGGTAAGGGACCAACGATCTCAAAACGTACTGTCGTTGATGGCAAAACAACTGATGGAGGGCCGGAGCGCCCCATGATCCCCGGGATAAATGGGGATGGGTGGTATTGGCTCGAACCGCCGGCAAGGCGGGCGAAGCATGTTGATGAAACTCTGTTTGGTGATCTGCTGAGGGATGTGTCAGATTATGATCTTCGGTAACCCCCTCCAGCCAATATACGATGCCTTTGTCGTGGCAAACGACTGCTTCAAAGTCGCTGTGCGTGCAGCCAAGGGGCAGGAGACACATCTACTCGGTCGGACCCAGTTTTTTGGTGCAACCTCGACCGAAGCTGAGACCGCCGTGCTGGATGCGTCGAATCAGGCTTCAGACCTGGTGATTTTGGCGCTGTTTGCCACTTTTGAGCGCTGGGTCATCGAGCACCTTCAGGGGGCGTCAGGATTGATTGCTGGTGGTTATCCGGTCGATTATTCCGCTAGCCTCGCAAACAAATTTGAGAAAGCGGTCGAGAGGTGGCGTGTAGAGGAAGTTCTCGACCTGTTCAAAGTGGAAGTTGACCAGCAACTGATCATGCAGGCAAAGCAGATCAAAAAATATAGGGACTGGATTGCTCACCGTAACCCGCAAAAGGCCCTCCCTCCGAAAGCAACCCCTGAAGTCACCTTCGATGTGTTGTCAGATCTGATAGAACAGATACGAACAACACATGCCCCGTCCCCACTGGCCGCTAGTGCATAGATGGAGTGTGCCCGATAGGCTCGATGGCTATGGTGCCACTTGCCATGCTGCCTGTGCGCCTAACGCTGACGAAAAGTGCGTTTATTCCAAGTTAACACGCAGAGCAGACTGCTCGGTGTGTTAATGCCCTTTTTGTCGAGAAAGTAACTTGGAGCAGATCATGTCAACACAACCCAGCGTGACCGACCGCGATGAGCAATGGGAAGAGGGCGCCATGGGGCGCGATGAAGCGCACGTTCGCGTGTCTAGCCAAGTCAACGATCGTGAGTTGCATGAGGCGTTGTGCCTTCAGGCCATTTCGATCCGTCTGCAGAAGTCGCTTATTGAGGATTTGAAGAACATAGCGGTATTGAACGGCATCGGCTACCAGCCGCTGATCCGCCAAATCCTGACCCGGTTTGCCGACTCTGAAAAAAAGCGCATTTTGCAAGAGGCTGCGGTGGCTTCGAAGGCGATTAACGGGCAAGAGGATACGTTGGGCCCGGCGGGGACCGACGCGCAGCGTAGCGCGTGATCTCACCCTCCCCTTCAATAACAGAACCCGCCCTCGGGCGGGTCTTTGATGTTGTTGTACGGCTGGGTTATACCCAAAAACACATTACCCGGTCGCGATCGCGCCGGGTTTTTTGTTGTCCGTTTCCCGTCTGATTCTTTCCCGCAAAACAATCAAGTCGGAGCGCATGGTTTCCACCGTGTGGGCGATGCGCCTTTCCATGATGCTCAAATTCATGAGCACCGTTTCCAATTCTTGGCCAATGGCTGGCTGCGGATGTGTTTGTCTAATGCCGTTCATTGTTTGTTTTTCTTTCTGCATGAGTGCCTATCCGGCGGCCGGGGCGCCTGCCGGAGGACGCCAAGCGTAGGCCGAAGCAGGTCGCGTTCGATATCGCTGGCTCTACTTAGCTTTCATGGGTTTTGCCATTCCTGACGGCGAAACTCCAAGGCTGCATGCAGCAGAATGGTGATTTGATAGGTCGACAGCTGGGGAAGGGTGGCGGACAGATCCTGCAGCAGCTGTTGGCGATGCGCGTCGCGGGTGCCGTAGAGCAGGTAGTCGGCCGAGACGTTGAGCATGGTGGCCAAGGCGCTGAGATGATGCATTCTCGGGTGCTGCCGCGCGGCCAGCCAGTCGTAGACGGTCTGCTGGCAGACACCGACGTGTGTGGCGATGTCTTTGGCGGAGAGCCTGTGTCTTGCTTTCTCGATGCGAAAACGGTTTTGGAAGCCCTTCATGGCGTGACGATGAGGCGGTGAGCCCGTTTCGCACAGGCAGGGATGAAAACACTCGGCTTTTCCCATGGTTTTTGCCGAGTGCCCGTGCTGCCTGTACGTTATGACGGTTGACTGGTTTTGCTAGGTGGCGCTACCCGCGAGCGCGACCACGCGGCCGATGATCTGCAGGCGGTCCAAAAACTGTGGCGTGACGATCTTATCCGGGTAACGAATTTTGTCCGGATTGTCGCTGACGATGCGGATCGAGCCGTCCACCTCTTTGAACAGCCGCTTGATGAACACTTCCGCATTGAGCGCGATCGCGTAGACCTTGCCGTCGATGATGGTGTCGCGCTGGCAGTAATCGACCACGATGCTGTCGCCATCCTGATAGCGCGGCTCCATGCTGCTGCCGCTGACCACCATGGTGGCGGCGCAAGTGGGGTCGATGCCGACACGTGACGCCCATTTGCGTGTGTAGGCCTGGCGTTGGCCGGCCTCGTCCAGGTGCCAAACGGCGTTGCCCGGTCCCGCGGACAATTTCACCTCCAGCGAGGGGATGAACACGTACAGGTCTTCCGGCAGCTCCTCTTCTTGTTCCCAAAGCTGGATCGGCCGCAGCAGCGCCTTCACCTGCCAATCGCCGTCGCCGGTGGAGAGCCAGGCGGGGTCGCACTCCAGGTACTCGGCCGCTTTGAGCAAATTCGACCCTTCCAGCCGCTTGGTTTCGCCGTTGATCCATTTGGTGACGGATGGCGCGGCGATGCCGACGTAGCGGGCGAGCCCCGCTTTTTTCTTGCCGGTCTGTTCGAGCCGCCACGAGATGCGTTCGGAAAGCGTCTGCATAAAATTAGCCATAAGAAAATATTTGCATAAAAACTTAGCCACAGCTAAGATATGTGTAACGTTTATAACTTGCTGTGCAGTTATGCATTAAACCATAGTTTGCCTTTTTTGGCTGTGCCTAACTGCATCATCGTCCACGTATTGCACGAAATCGAAAGGGGCATGATGAATCTGGCGGATCTCACGGTGGTTCGGATGGCGGGCATCGAAGCAGTGGAAGCCTTGGAAATGTGGGGGCGCTGGCAGCGCCAGGGCGTGTCGCGCGGCCGCGCGCAAGGCATCGAAGGGCGCTTTCGCAGCCAGCGCTGCGAATTGTGTTATGAAGCTGAGGAGCCTTGTTCGGCTTGCCGCGTCAGTGGCGCGAGCGCGACGCCGTTGGACGAACGCTTGGTGCTGGCGGTCGAGGCGGCCATGACTTACGGGGCCATGAAGGTATCGCTGGGCGGCGGGCGGCAGCGCATCACCGATGGGTGCAATGCTCGGGAGCAGGCGCTGCTGCTGGCGCATTACCGTGGCTTTCGTGGCCAAGACGGCCGCTATCACGATAGTCATCCACGCGTGATTTGCCGTCAGCTCGGATTGCCGTTTCAGGATTACGACGCACAGGTGGCACGTGCGACCCTCTCTGTGTGGAATCGTGCTAAACGTCGTATTTCAACGAAAATGTCTTGACAATCGCCGAAGATGATGTATAATAGACTCACAATTTGATTCCGCCCCCGTGGCGAGTGAACAACCAGCCTAACGGCTGGTTTTTTGCGTCCAGATGAACCCGGCACATGGCCGGGTTTTTTTATTCCCCTGTCTGCCCCGCGTCTCGCGGGGCTTTTTTTATGCCCATTCCACCGGCGAGCGCTTGGCCGTTGCCACGGGGCAAAGCGAGAGCCCTCATGCATTACCAATTTGGTGTTCCCCGGCTGGAGGCCTTGCCGTTGCGGCTTGGACAGCGCCTGCGCTTGCCTTCCGGCCGTTCGGCGGTGGTCGAGGCGCTGGCGCGGCACGACATCGCGCTGCGCTACGCCGACAACGGCGCCGCCCTGGTGCTGGACCGCGCCCTGTTGGCAAGGCTGCTGGCCGGCGCGGCGCAACCTCGCAAAGGAGATTCCCTTGGCCGATTTATCGGATGTGCTTTCGTTTCTGGTGACGCAGGCCAGTACGGTGCTGTACCCGAACGGCAGTGGTCAGCCGAGCTTGACCGGCGCCGCCATCAAAATCTATAGCGGTTGGCCGGCATCCGCCGACCTGACCAACGATCTGCCGGCCGGCATCGTCCACGTCACCGCATCGTCGTTGCCGCGCGAACGCCCGTCGACCCGCTTCCTGGGGCAATCCTGGAGTGTGCTGCAGGCGGCGGCCCCCATCTTGACCGCCAGTTTGCAAGGTTCCGTCGTGACTTTCGGCGGCGGCACCGGCCCGCACAACGTGTTGGTTCAGCTTGCCGGCATCGACTACGTCTATGCGGTGCAGCCGGCGGACACGCTGACGAGTATCGCCAGCGCTTTGGCCGCGATGATTCCGGGGGCGAGCAGTAGCGGCGCCACCGTCACGTTGCCGCCGCTGGCGAATCCCTTGGTGCGGGTCGGCGCCGCCGGCGTCGTGCAGTGCGAGCTACGCCGCCAGGAAAAGCGCTTCATGCTTTCGGTGTGGGCGTCGACCACGGCGCTGCGCGATCAGGTCGCCAAGGCGCTCGACACCGCGTTCGCCGGCATCAACAACATCGCTTTTCCGGACGGTTCGGCCGGCATGTTGCAGTACGCCTATACCATCCAGTCCGAGCCGCCCGCCGTCGCCAACCAGTACCGCCGGGACCTGGCTTACAACATCGATTACGCCACGACCGTCTCGGCCGCGGCAACGCAAGTCATCGCCCCGCAACTGAACGGCGGCAACGCCCTGACCGGGCAACCCTTGTTTACCCACAACGACTGAGGATCCCCATGGAAAACCAGCAAGCATCGTTCGTGCTTATCGTCAAACAGGCCTTCGCCGACTACCAGGTCGGCGACAGGATCGCCGATCCGGAGCGGGTCGCCGCCATTCTGGCCGGCGAAAACGCCGGCCAGGTGCTCAAAGTCCTGAACTGATGCCAACCGACCGCCGCCACGTTCTGGCGGCATTTTTTTGGAGGAAGCCATGCCCATTTATCCGGCAGGCAGTTTGAACACCGCCGCGTTGTCGGCGCCCGATCTTTACGTGCAGCAAGTGCCGCCCAAAACCCGCTACATCAACGGGGTGCCGACCGATATTCTCGGCATCGTCGGCGTGGCTTCGTGGGGCGCGGTCAATAGCCCGATGCTGATCGGCTCGCCGGCGGACGCCGCCTTGAAGGTGGGCGCGCAACAGGTACGCAAGTACGACTTGGCCACGGCCATCGCCGTATCGATCCAGCTTGGCGCGTCGAACCTCCGCGCGGTGCGGGTGACGGACGGCACCGATACGGCAGCCAGCGCGGCGTTGAAAGACGCGGCGGCCACGCCGGCCACGGGCGCCACTCTGACGGCGATCTACACCGGCGCGCTCGGCAATACGCTGACCGCCAGCTTGACCGCCGGCACCGCGGTCAACAGCTACAAGCTGACCGTGGCGATGCCGGGCGTACAGCCGGAGGTCTACGACAATCTCACCGGCAGCGGCGCGGCGCTGTGGACCGCTTTGGTCAACGCCGTCAACAACGGCGTCAACGGCCTGCGCGGACCGTCGCAACTGGTGGTGGCCTCGATCGGCGCGTCGACCGCGGCGCCGCAGGCCGCGCAAACGGCGAGCTTCGCCGGCGGCAGCGACGGCGCGTCCGGCGTGCTCGACGCAACCCTGGTTGGGGTCGACGGCGCCACCGCTTTGGCGCGCAAGGGCATGTACGCGCTGCGCGGCGCCAATGCGCAGGTGGTCAACTTGGTGGATCTGACCGATTCGACCCAGTGGCCGGCCATGCTGACCTACGGCCAGAGCGAGGGCGCTTACGTCGTCACCCAAGGGCCGGCCGGCGCGTCGTACGCCACCGTGTCGACCTCGCTGAATACCGTCGGCGTCGATGGCTACGGCCTCAAGGTGCTGGTGGGCGACTGGGTGTATTGGTTCGACACCGTCAACGGCCAAAGCCGCATGCTGGCGCCGGCCACCTTCTCGGCCGCGCGCATCGCCGGCTTGGCGCCGCATCTGTCGGTATTGAACAAATCGCTGTCGAACGTGACCGGCACCCAGCGCAGCCTGGCGATGCAGCCGTACAGCAATGGCGAAATCGGCGCCATCAACACCGCGCGGCTGGACGTCATTACCAATCCGTGCCCGGGCGGCAGCTATTTCGGCCATCGTTCCGGCCTGAACTGCGCGAGCAACCCGGCGCAGAACGGCGACAACTACACACGCATGACCAACTACTTGAGCCTGACGCTGGCCGCGTCGTTCGGCTGGGTGGTCGGCCAGCTGCAGACCGCCGATCTGCGCCGTCAAGTGAAGTCGACCATCGAAAGCTTCCTGCAGAACCTGGTCGACCAGGGGATGATCGGCGACCCGAACGGCGGCCCGGCCTTCTCGGTGCAGATCGACAAGAGCAACAACCCGGACAGCCGCGTGGCGCTGGGCTATATGCAGGCCGACGTGCAGGTCAAATACCTATCCGTGGTGCGCTACTTCCTGATCAATCTGGAAGGCGGCCAGTCGGTCAGCATCACCGTGGCCAACAACCCGCGCAGCTAATGAACCAACTCGTCGCCCCGCCTTTGCGGGGCGATTTTCTTTTCCGAGGAGAAAGCAATGCTAGGTGGATTCAACACCGGCAAGGACGTTTCGCTGGACATCAACACCCCGAACGGTCCGATGCGTATCAGCAAGATCATGTCCTTCGATTCCAAGCCGAAAACGACCAGCACCGAACTCACCCCGCTCAACGGCCAAACCGACGAGCTGCTGGTGCCCAAGGGCTGGAGCGGCACTTTCGAGGTCGAGCGCACCGACGCCACGCTGGATAAATGGTGGGCACAGTTCGAAACCGACTACTACAACGGCGTTTCCCAACCGGCCGCCACCATCACCGAAACCATCCAGGAAGTCGACGGCAGCACGTCGACCTTCCGCTACACCAACGTGATTTTGAAGTTGGAAGGCGCGGGCAAGAAGGAGGGCGACAAGACCATCCGTCAATCGGTGACCTTCACCGCCCGCCGCCGGCTGCTGGTGTAGCCGTCCGTTGACGTTGCCGGCCCATCCCGGGCCGGTTTTTTTTAGGCGCGGCAGCCCGGCAGGGCGCGGGGATTCGTCACCCCGCCGCCGCGCATCCGCGACGACTCACGACGAGAGGAGCACGACATGAACACCATCACCCTGCGCGAACAAGCCGACGTCAACACCGAAGTGCGCCAAGCGCGCCAGCCGCAATACCAATCCCTCACCGATAGCCGCGGCCGCGTCATTCAGCTGCGGGAACTCGATCCGCTGCAACAGGCGCGCCTGGTCATGGCCGTCGGCAGCGAGCTGTCGACCAATGCGGTCTACATGAACGGCTTCGCGCTGCCCGCCGCCATGGTGGCGCACATCGACGACGACTTCTTCGGCTTCCCGGCCAGCATCAGCCAGATCGAGGACATGCTGAAACTGCTCGGCAACGAGGGCATGGCCGCCGTCAACGAACATCTGCTGGGACGGTTGGAGGCGGCGCGCGCCGACGCCGAGGTGGCCGCGGCAAAAAACTGACGCAGAACCCCGATTTTCGTGGCCGCTGCTGGCTGATGAAAAACGGGGTTCCTTTCGATCAGGTCTTCGAGTGCGAGCGTCTGGCCGCGCATGAGCGCGTGGCGATGTCGATTGTCTTCAGCGAGATCGAAGGCAACGAATGGGACTGGAGTGCGATGAAATTCAAGGAGCAAACACATGCCAACGGATAGTTTCAGCACCTTGGCCGCGCAACTGAGCGCCGTCATGGACGGCCAGACGCAGCATCTGGAAGACGCGGTGTCGCGCGGCATCGATTTGCTGGACCAGCGCTACGGCGGGTTTTTGGCCGAGGCGCCGGACGCGACCTATGAACCGTCTCTGACCGCGAGCACCGGCGATCTGCTGCAGGAACTGCGCGAAGCGACCCTGGCCGAGTTCGGCGCATAACGGGGCGAACGGTCATGACAAACAAAACGACGCTTTCGGTGGCGGTGGCCCTGTCGCTCGACGACGGACTGAAGTCGGGGCTCGCCGCCGTGATTCAACAGGTGAAGGAGGCCGACCGGTCTGCCGATTCCTTCGCGGCCCGGCTGGTCAAGATCCAGCAGGCCATTCGCCTGGTCAACGACATTGCCGCCAGCGGCAAGAAACTGTATGGGCTGTTTCAGCCCGCGGGCGCAACCGGCGGCGGCAAAACGCCGGATGCGGGACGCGCGGCGCCGCGCCCAGGCAAACAGAATAGCGGCGGCGAGCGCGGCGGCTTCGATTTCGTCGCCGCCGCCAAGCAAGCCGCCGAACTTTACAAAACCGCCAAGCCGGTCGTCGATGGCCTGTTTGGCGGCCAATCCGGTTCGACAACGGCCGGGCGGAGCGGCGCGCGTTCACGGCAGCGCGCGGCAGGCGGCAAAGCCAGCCGCTCCGCCGGCGGCGATCGTGGCGGCGCCGACATGCTCGCCGCTACCCAGCAGATTACCGCCGGCAAGGCCAATGGCGGCTTCGATCCGTTCGCCGCCGCCAAGCGGCTTTCCGACTTCTATCTGGCCCAGGCAGGGAAGGGCGGTCAGGGTAAGAAGGGCAAAAACAGCCAGGGCGGCGAGGACAAGCTCGAAGGGCCGGTTGCAACCCTGGTGCAAGTCAACAAACTGATCCAGGAGATACCGAAGCTGACCGGCAAGCCGCTGCCGGCCAATCTGGGGCCGCTGGCCGATGGCATGACCAAGGCGGCCGTGGCGGTCAGCAAGGACCCGGCGCTGTTGTCGGTCTTGTCGCAAACCTTTGGCGCCATGTCGCAGATTTTTACCGCCAGCGGCTTGCCGGCCAAGTTCCAGAGCCTGGGCATGGCCTTCACCCAGATGCGCGGCTTGCTCGACAGCGGCATCGACCCGGCCATTCAACGCGGCATCGGCGCGCTTGGGCAGGCCGGCAACGCGTTCCGCGTGATCGGCGGCTTGATCAGCGGCCCGATCGGCAGCGCGCTCAACCTCGGCATCAAGCTGGTCGGCGTGTTCGGCGAGGCCTTGTCCGCGGCGGGCATGGTGTTGATGGCCAACCCGGTGGTGGCAGGCATCGCGCTGGCCATCGCCGTGATCGTGGGCGCGCTGTGGTACTTCCGCGATTCGCTGTCCGGCATCGGCGACACGATCATCGGCGCCTGGAAAAAGCTCAAGGACGTGTTCCATCTCGGCGGCGACACGCCGGCCAAGAGCGCCGCCACGGGCGCCGTGCCCATGGCGGGCAAAGCGCCGCCGGCCGCGGCGATGGTGCCGCCGGTGCCGCCACGCGGGCGTTTCACCCCCGCCGCGCCGGCCAATCTGTACATGACGCACGAGGGCAAGTCGGTGTTGGTGGCCACCGTCACCGCCGGCCAAACCAAGGCGGCGAACCGGCCGGCGACCGGCGGCCGCCAGGCCGACCCGACCGCGATGACCGTGCGCTCATCCATGGCGAACCACATCTATGCGCGAGGTTGATCCATGCGATTGTTAGACCTATTGCCCGCCGACGGTCCGAGCAACCAGACCCGGCTGACGTTGGGCAGCTTCGAGTTTCAAGGGTTGGAGGTGCCCGAGGCCATTGCCGTCGGCGCGCATCAACAGACCGCTGTGCACAAGCTGGTGGGCGGCGGCCGTATCGTCGACGTGCTCGGCGTCGAGTACGACAACCTGACCTGGTCAGGCTGGCTTGTCGGCACCGAGGCCCAGACGCGCGCCAAGCAGCTGGAAGCGTTGCGCGACACGGGCAAGCCGCTGTTGTTCAGCCTGGATCACTATGCGCTGACCGTGTTGATCGGCGGATTGACCACACGGTTCGAGCACGCGTACCGGCTTGGTTACAGCATCGATTTGCTGGTGCTGGGGCCGGCGCCATTGCCGAGCAATGCCCCCGCGGCCGCGTCGCCGGACGATTTGATCGACGGCGATATCGGCTCGGCGCTCGGCTTGAGCCAGGTGCTCAACGACCCGACGGTCACCGGCATCGTCACCGACATCCGTCAAACCGTCGACAACATCAAGGCGCAGGCCGGCAGGGCGATCGATCAAGCGCAGCAATTGCTGCAGAAGGTCGAGTCGGCGCAGAACGCCCTGGGCAAGTTGGCGACGGAAATTCAGCCGCTGGACCGTTACGCCACCTTGGGCGGCTTGTTGCCCGGCAACCCGGTGGCCTCGGCGGTGGAACGCGTGGTTGCACAACTGAACGACGCGGCGCGCCAGCCGACCGTCCATCAGCTGCAAAGCGTGCTGGGCCGGCTGCAGAAGAACTTGGCGGCTGGGCCGGTGGCCAACGGCGTGCAAACCGTCACCACCGGCAACACCAGCTTGCAGCGGCTGGCGGCCGACGCTTACGGCGACCAGTCGATGTGGCCGCAAATCGCCGCGGCCAACAGCCTGAGCGATCCGCTGGTGATCGGCATCCAGCAGATCCGCATTCCCTGGGAGCAGGCATGATCCTCAACAACCCACAACAGACCACCGACGCCCGGCCCGTAGCCGGGCGTTTGCGTCTCAACGGGACGGCGGTGCCGTTTGCCTCGCTCGACATCGACGCCAACGGCGGGTTTAGCGCCGACAGCTTCAGCGCCGTGCTGCCGCTCTCCGGCTTGCCTAAGACCATGGGCGTGACCGACTGGTGGTCGGCGCAGCAGCAGATCGACGTGTCGATCGATATTGGCGTGGGCGGCACGGCGGGGCTCTCCTGGACGCCGATGCTGATTGGCCAGGTCGATCATTGGCGCTACCAACCGGCGCGCTTCGAAATCGAAATCACCGGGCGCGACCTGACCGCCCGGTTCATCGATAACAAGACCAGCGAGAAATTCGCCAACCACACCACCAGCGAGGTGGCGACGCTGCTGGCTCAGCGGCGCGGGCTACAGCCGGTGGTGACGGCGACCACCACCCAGGTGGGCGGCATCTACAAGCACGACCATAGCCATCTCGCCAGCGACAGCAGCGAGTGGGAGCTATTGACCTACTTCGCCGGCATCGACGGCTTCCGCGTGTATGTGCGCGGCGAGACGCTGCACTACGAACCGGCGCTGGACCCCGATGCGGCCGATCAGTACGTCATCCGCTATCACCCGCCGGATAGTGCCGCCTATCCGCAGGGCAACGTCGGCGACGAGCTGGTGTTCGAGCGCGACATGACCCTGGCGCGCGGCGTGCAGGTGCACGTGCATAGCTGGTTCAACGGCAAGGCCGTCGAGGCGGTTTACCCCCAAAGCGCGCCGGCCGGCGCCCAGCTGTATCAGGTGGTGCGCAGCAACCTCGATTCGCAGCGCGCCAAAGCGTTGGCCACCAAGCTGTACCAGCAAATCGCCGTGCGCGAACTCAGCCTGCAATGCAGCCTGCCCGGCGACAACCTGCTCGCACCGGGCTGCATGGTGCGCGTGCAGGGCACCGGTTCCGGCTTCGATCAGCTGTATTACGTCGAGAGCGTCAAGCGCTCGCTCAGCGTCGACAACGGCTACGTCATGACGTTGAGCGCGCGCAACCAGGACCCCGCCAACAAGGAGACGACATGAGAGCACTGATCCAGGCGTTGTCCGCGCAGGCGGCGACGCAAGGCGGCTTCGAGCGCCTCGGCACCCTGACCAGCTACGACCCCGCCAACCATGCCGTCAAGGTGCTGATCCAGCCGGAGGGGTTCGAAACCGGCTGGATTCGCCTCGCCGCGCCGGCGGTCGGACGGGGCTGGGGCATCCTCGCCGGGCCGCAGATCGGCGACGAGGTGGCCGTCGGCTTCGAGAACGGCGACATGAACGGCGGCGTGGTGCTGGCGCGGCTGTTCAATGACAGCAATCCGCCGCCGTCGGTGCCTTCGGGCGAATTTTGGCTGCTGCACCAGTCCGGCTCGCTGCTCAAGTTTCACAACGACGGCTCGGTCGAGCTGACCGCCGCTGCCGGCGCCACCTATCGCGCCACGCAGCATCACTTCGTCGGCCCGGTGCAGATGGACAACACCCTGCAGGTGACGCAGCAGATCGTCGGCCAGGGCGGCATGGCCGTCTCCGGCGGCTCGGGCGCCGCCATGCAGGTGTCCGGCGATATGCACTCCAGCGGCAAGATCAGCGCCGACGGCGACGTGCTCGCCGCCGGCAAGAGCGGCGCGAGCCACACCCACCACGAAAACGGAGCGGGCAGCAATACCAGCGGCCCGAACTGATCATGAGCGACCTTTATCACTACATGGGCGGCGACCTGACCACGTCGCCCACCGGCGACTTGGCGCTGGCCAGCGGCGTCGAGCGCGGCAAGCAGCGCCTGCTGCGGCGGCTGTTGACCAATCCCGGCGACTATTTGTTCGAACCGGATTATGGCGCTGGCTTGGGCAGCGAGGTCGGCGCGGTCAGCAACCCGGCCCAGGTCGCCGCGCGCATTCGCGGCCAGCTCGCCCTGGAGGCGTGCGTGGCGGCCGACCCGCCGCCCGCCGTCACCCTGCGCGCCGACAACGACACGCTGTCGGTGGATATTCAATACACCGACGCGCCCAGCGGCGAACCCACCACGCTTTCCTTCGATGTGAGTTAAATCATGGCAACGCTGAACCTGAAAGACTTCTCCACCCTGGTGAGCGACCAGGTCACGGCCATCCAGGGCCGCGCGGCCGCGCTGGTCGACTTTACTGTCGGCTCGCTGATGCTGGCGATCACGCAGGCCAACGCCGGCGTGGCGCAATGGCTGCAGCAGCTGATTCTCAACCTGCTGGCGACGACCCGGGCCGCCACCTGTTCCGGCGCCGATCTGGACAGCTGGATGGCCGACTTCGGCTTTACCCGCTTGTCGGCGGTGCAGGCCTCGGGCCAGGTGACCTTCGCCCGCTTCACGCCCGGCAACGCCGCGCTGATCCCCTTGGGGGCGATCGTCGCCACCATGGACGGCTCGCAGCAGTACAACGTGATCGCCGACAGCAATAATCCGGCCTTCAACGCCACGCTGAACGGCTACCTGCTGCCGGCCGGCACCGCCTCGCTGACCGTGCCGGTGCTGGCCTCGACCGCCGGGGCCGCCGGCAATGCGCTGGCCGGCACCGTCGGCATCATCGTCGGCAGCATCGCCGGCGTCGATACGGTGAGCAACGCCACTGCCTTCGCCAATGGTCAAGACCCGGAAACCGACGCCGCCTTCCGCGCCCGCTTCGTGCAATGGGTGTCCTCGCTGTCGAAAGCCACCAAATCGGCGATCGGCTACGCGCTGGCCAGCATGCAGCAAGGCGTGACCTACACGTTGACCGAGAACCAGGATTACAACGGCAACACGCTGTACGGCTTTTTCTATGCCGTGGTCGACGACGGCAGCGGCAATCCGCCATCGTCGTTCCTGTCCGCGGCGGCGAGCGCCATCGACGCGGTGCGGCCGTTCACCAGCCGTTTCGCGGTGTTTCCGCCGCAGGTGGTCAGCGCGAACGTCGTCATGACGCTGACCACCGACCCGAGCGGCAATCACAACGACGTGGTGCAGCAGGTGTCCGCCGCGCTGCAAACCACCATCGCCGGACTGAAGCTGGGCCAATTGCTGCCGTATACCCAACTGGCGGCGCTGGCTTACGGCGCAAGCCCGCTGGTGACCAACGTCAGCGCCGTGACGCTCAACGGCGCCACGGCGGACTTGGCGGCCACCCCCAAACAGGTCATCCGGCCTGGCACGATCACGGTGAACTAAATGACAGGCGACCAACAAGACATGATGCAGCGCCTGCGCGGCCTGTTGCCGCCAGGCTGGTTCGGCGACAGCAACCCGGTGCGCGACGCGGTGCTGACCGGCTGCGCCCAGATGCTGAGCTGGTGTTACACCCTGTATGCCTTCGCGCGCGACCAAACCCGGCTGCGCAGCGCCAGCGGCGGCTGGCTCGACATGATCGGCCTCGACTTTTTCGGTGCCACGCTGCCGCGCTATGCCAACCAAAGCGACGACAGCTACCGCAACCGCCTGCAGGTCAACCTGTTTCGCGAGCGCGCCACCCACGCCGCCGTCGCCAAGGTGCTGCTCGACCTCACCGGCCGCGCGCCGATGGTGGTGGAACCGGCGCGGCCCGCCGACGTCGGCGGCCTCGGCGTCAGTTTCGCGCTCGGCGCGACCGGCCGCGTCGGCTCGATCAAGCTACCGTACCAAGCTTTCGTCACCGCCTACCGGCCGCCCTATAGCGGCCCGGCCGGCTGGCCTGGCGTCGCCACTTGGTCGTTCGGCATGAATAGCGGCAGCGCCGTGGCCGGCTCGGTACAGCTGACGCCGCCGGTGTCGGATGCCGACCTCTTGGCCGCCGTGGAGGCCGTCAAGCCGATCGGCGCCACGGTCTGGGTCAGCATCGCCAACTAACCGTCAATCAACGGGCCCGCGGGCCCTTTTTTGTGGGAACAACATGGACCGCCAACTTATCTATCCGGGCCAGATCCTGCCCGACACCACCTTGCTGCAGATGAGCAAGGACGCCATGCTCGGCCTGGCCAAGCTGTCCGCCGCGCTGTTCGGCGGCAACACGCTGATCAACGGCTTCGCCGTCGCGCCGAGCAACCCTGCGTCGCTGCAAGTCGTGGCCGCGCCGGGCGAAATCTACAGCTGGCAAAACCTCGACAACAACCCCTTCGGCAGTCTGGCCGCCGACAGCTTGCACCCGGTGATGAAGCAGGGGCTGTCACTCGACGCCGTGCCGCTGACACTGTCCGCGCCAAGCGCCTATGGCCAGTCGGTCAACTATCTGATCCAGATCGGCTTTCAGGAGCAAGACGCCAACGCCGCGGTGCTGCCGTACTTCAACATCGCCAACCCGCAGCAGCCGCTGTCCGGCCAAAGCAACAACAACCTGCCGCAGAACACCGCGCGCAAGGCCGTGGCGCTGGTGCAAGCCAAGGCCGGCATCGCCGCCGCCAGCGGCAGTCAAACCACCCCTGCGCCCGACGCCGGCTTCGTCGGCGCCTATGTGGTGACGGTGAACTACGGCCAGAGCCAGATCACCGCGGGCAATATCTCGGTGTATGCCGGGGCGCCGTTGCTGACGGAGACGTTGTTGCAGAAGGCAGGGCAGATCGAGAGCCAGCAAGATGCCTATAGTGCGGCGGTTGCTGGTGGTACGTCCGACGCGCTGACCGCGAGTTTTACCCCCGCAGTGACCGCCACGACCCTGGCGGCTGGGGCGCCGACCTTCACTGTGCGGCCGAGCACGGCTAATGCCACCACCACACCAACCTTTACCCCCAATCCCGCGGTGATTACCCCGGCCGTCATCGTCAAAGGCAATGGCCTGCCGCTGGTCGCGGGAGATATCGCCGGGGCGGGGCACTGGATCACGTTGCAGTGGGACGCGACGCTGTCGCGCTGGATCTTGCTGAACCCGGCAACCGGCGTGGCGGTGCCGCAGATCGCCTCGCCGCAGGTGCGCCAGACGGTGCAGACCGGCGCGCTGAGCAATGGCCAAGCCGCCTGCGTTGGCACCGGCAATGGTTTGCAACCGACTCTGCTGGCCAGTGCGGTACCGGTGGCGATGACTTTCGCCGCCGGTTACAACGCAGGCGGGCAATCCGACCTGCCGTGCTATCTGACCGCCGACCAGGTCTTCCCGGCGGTGGCGGCGAACAATTTGTCGTTTTTGTATGCCAATCGAACCGGCAATGGCGCCGTGACGTTGGGGGCGACGTTGGCGCCGCCTCAGTATGGGTATACCTATCAGCAGAGTGCGCAGGCGTTGTTGCATTTCGAGGGGACTAACGGATCGACTTCGACTGTGGATGACTTTGGCAATCCTGTGGTCCTCTATGGCTCTGCACAGCTAGATACGTCAGTCAGCAAATTTGGCTCGTCGTCCCTAAAACTGAACGGTTCGACAGACTATGCCAAGATCCCCTCTATTATCGGGGTGCCAAACGGGAGCTGGTCAATTAGAGGATGGTTCAATCCGACATCTGTATCTGGGACACAAACGTTTTTCAACGTAGTGAACGTATCTGGGTTCGGTATTTCGTTGGAGATGTCGAACGCAAAAACCTTCCTTTATCTATCGAGCACTGGCTCGACCTGGGATATTGCCAGTGGTACGTCGGGCTCTACGGCACTCGCTGTTGGCTCGCAATATTTTGTTGAAATTACCTTTGATGCTGTTGCAGGAAAGTACTTTGTGTATGTGAATGGAATGGTGGATCAGGCGATCGTTTCTTCGGCAAAAATCTGTGCGGCGCCGACTGGTTTAATTATTGGGGCGATCAATTACAACACGGCTAACACTTTCTTTGCTGGGCATGTGGATGAGTTTGAATTCGCACCGTACTGCGATCATCCGAACGGTGCTACCTACACACCCCCAATCAATGCAAAGTCGTTAGCGACGTCCTGCTATTCAAGCGACTGGTACAGCATCGCCGAAGGCAAGATGTACAGCATCACTGGGCCGAGCTTGTCGGCAGGTAACAACCCGACGATGACCGCTGTGAACCGGTTGTATGTCGGCGAGTGTCAGGCAGGTGCATCGAACATCAGCAGTGCCACGGCTTATCAATACAACCAAACGGGGAAAAATGGCGCGGGGCTGATTAATGCCTTGGGCTATGGGCAGACCTGGCAGAACGTTGTTCCAATCCGTGTTGCGGGCATGACGTATTACAACACCACGGGAAAACCTATTACCGTTCTTGCCTATATTAATGGCGGCTCCGGCGGCGCGTACTTCGTGGTGGGCGGCACGACGATAAACTTCAATAGCACACCACTTAACACTGCATCGAGTGGAACAGCGATTGTCCCTCCTGGGGTTTCGTATTCGATCAATGTCACAGGCAGTAATGGTCTCTCGCAATGGTACGAGCTTCGGTGAGGAGAGCAGACCAATGGCGATCTGGAAAGATAAAAACGGCGTCTTGCATGATGACATGGGCGGCGTAGCGCAAACGCTTCCGAGTTGGCCCCATGGCATGGTGCTATTACCTGAGGAGCAAGTGCATGCATTGCAGCTTCACGTGCCAACTACCGCTCAGGCATGGGCCGCCCATCAGGGGAGGGCCCAAGCGGCGCTCGCCCGTTCGGACTGCACCATGCTCCGTGTTGTCGAAGCTGTTGCTCTGGGGCATACCTCCTTCTCCGCTGCTGACGTCGTGACCTATGCGACATGGCGCCGCGCACTGCGCGCAATCCTTGAGCAGGAACCACCCGCGGCTGTGCCGGAGACGTTACCGGTTGAGCCAGCTTACCCCGCCAACATCTGAGTAACTAAAGACAATTCAATTTGGCCGCCTTCGGGCGGCTTTTTCATTTGAGGTTTCCATGGACCGTCAAATCGTCTATCCCGGCCAGATCCTGCCGGAAACAACCCTGCTGCAGGGCAGCCGGGACATCATGATCGCGCTGGGCAAATTGGCCGCCGGCGTGCTCGGCATCAACACGGTGGTCAACGGCTTCGCCGTGACGCCGTCCTCACCGGCCTCGTTGCAAGTCAACGTGGCGCCGGGCGAGATTTACAGCCTGCAGAACGTCGACTCGACCGCGTTCTCCACGCTCAGCGCCGACAGCGTGCATCAGATCGTCAAGCAGGGGTTGTTGTTGGACCCCGCGACGCTGACGTTGACCGCACCGGCCACCAGCGGTCAGTCGATTAATTATCTGATTCAGATCGGCTATCAGGACAACGACACCAACGCCAGCCTGCTGCCGTACTACAACAGCGCCAACCCGGCGCAGCAGTTTGCAGGCCAAGGCAACAACAGCCAAGCGCAAAACACCGCGCGCAAGGGTGTGGCGGTGGTGCAGACCAAGGCGGGTGCGGCTGCAACGACGGGTATGCAAACCACGCCGCCGCCGGATAGCGGCTGTGCCGGCATTTACGTGGTGACAGTGGCTTACGGCCAGACGCAGATCGTTGCGGGAAATATCGCGGCCGATCCTGGCGCGCCTTTCTTTGCCACGCTGCCGAACGCCATCAGCCGTGATACGCCCACCGGCTCTGCGCAACTTCCCGCCGGCAATAGCGCGCAGCGCACGGCCTCTCCGGCAGGACCGTCGGTACGTTTCAACACCGATACCAATCAGTTCGAAGGCTTTTATCCGAACACAACGACTTGGGGAAATATCGGCGGCGGCGCCACCGGCGGCGGCAACGACCAGATTTTTGAGTTGAACGGCCAGACCGTGACGACCAACTACAGCATTCCGGTCAATAGCAACGCGCAAAGCGCCGGGCCGGTCTCGATCAACAATGGCGTGACGGTAACTGTTCCGTCAGGCTCCGTATGGGTGGTGAACTAAATGGCGACTTCGATAACCGGTAGCGGCGTGGCCACGCCGCAATTGAGCGTGTCGGGACAGACGACGCTGGGTAGCACACCGAACGTAACGACGCCGCAATCCATGGTGCAGCTGAATACAGCTAACGGCTATGGCTCGACCAATACCATGATTCGTCGTTTTTCCAATGTGGTTGTCAATCAAGGGAGTGACATTACCTATACGGATTCGGCTGTAAACGGCGCCTCGTTTACGGTCAATACGAGTGGAGTCTACGCAATCACATATAGCGATAATTTTTCTTCCGGCTCTGTCATTGGGCTTTCCCTGAACGCTAATCAGTTATCTGCGGCGATCATGTACATAAATGCTGCAAATATCTTGAATTTAGCCGCTACAACTCCAGGGAACAGCCAATCAGTATCGTGGGTCGGCTACGTCGCTGCAGGTTCGGTGGTACGGGCTCACGATGCAGGCACCGCTGGTACGCTCTATACATTTTTTACTATGGCGAGGGTCGCATAATGTCCAAAGTCCTCGGTTCTCAAGTCCAGGTCGGCGCCAGCGGCACGGCCGCCAATAATCTGGTGCTCGATACCAGTGCCAATAACGGCTCGGCCAGCCTCTACATGGGCGCGCCAGGCACGCCGTCTGTCCAGGTGGCCATGATCAATGCGCTTGGGCAGCTAGGCCTCGGCTCGCTCGGTTCTGGCTCAGGCGTTGTCTCTAACGCGAACGGCACCGCCATTCAGTTGCCGGGTGGTTACATTTTGCAGTTCGGTACTGTAACCACCTCCAGTGGTTCTGGGACGGTTACGTTTCCTGCGCCGTTCCCTAATGCATGTTTGCAGATATTGGCAGCAAATTATCAGGCAGGTAATGCGACCGTAAGCGCTGCGGCACCCTCAAAGAGTTCGGTGGCCATTAGTTCATACGTCGCATCCTCCGGAGCTTCCAATGGGATCAACGTTAACTGGATTGCATTGGGGAACTAATTATGTCCGCAGGAATCAGAAGCGACGCCTCTGGCGTCATGGGGGCGCTGCAGGTTGCGGGTGCCGATGCGATGCAGTTCACCAACGCCGGCTCGGCCGGATCGATCGCGCCGTTTACCGCCAGCGTGGCCGCCAATGCACTCACCGGTGTGTTGTCTCCCTATTCGAAGGTGTACCGGAGTTTGACGCAAAGCGGCGGTGTGCCCACCCAAGTAACCAATACCGCAAACCTGTCGTTGACGGTACCGAACGGCGCGACGCTGGGCAGTGCGAGCGGTATTCCAAGCACGCTGGTTTGGTTGTCGCTGTGGAATGGTTCGAGTGAATCGCTTGGGGTGGTCAACATTACCAACGGGTCAATCAACTTGGATGAATCGCTGCTTGTCAGCACCACGGCGATCAGCAGCAGCGCAACCAGCGCCGGTGTGGTGTATAGCGCCGTCGCGTTGACCAACGTGGCGTTCAAGATCGTAGGTTATACGACGATCACCGAGGCAACGGCGGGGGCATGGGCGACGGCACCGGCTGTTGGTGCTGGCGTTGGTGGGTTTGCAGGGGAAAACCTGATCGGTCTTGGGGTGGGTCAGACGTGGCAGAACGTGACGGCGAGCAGAGCAGCAGGCACCACCTACTACAACACGACCGGCAGACCAATCGTTGTGTCACTTATGGCCGGCTCTACCGGATTTAACACTGCCGCATATCTGTACGTTAACGGAGGAGCAGTTTCCATGTTCCCATATCAAGCATCCTATGGTCCGTCAGGTTCGGCATTTGCGGTTGTGCCACCCGGTGCGTCGTACATGGTTAGCAGTAATGTGGGTAGCTGTATTCAATACTGGATGGAGCTACGATAATGACCATGCAATATTTCAAAGACGCAAACGATGCTGTCCACGGCTTCGACGACACCGACCCGGCGCAAGTCGCCCTGATGAACAGCCTTGCTATCGACCAAGAATGGGTTGATGTGACGAGCAGTTGGCCGCCGGCGCCGACGCTCGCACAGACTCAAACCGGTCAAATCGCCGTGCTATCCGCCGCCTGCCAATCCGCCATCACCACCGGCTTCACTTCCAAAGCCCTCGGTCCGTCATACAACTACGGCTCGCAACTGACCGATCAAAACAACCTGCTGTCGGCGCTGTCTGCCGCGCAGGGGCAGCCGTCGGCCTGGACCACGCCGCTGTGGTGCGCCAACGGCGGTGCTTGGGCCTTTCAGCCCCACAGCGCTGCGCAGGTGGCGCAGGTCAATACCGACTGGGTCGCCTTCCGCACGGGGCTGCAGCAGAAGTACGCGGCGCTGGTGGTAGAAGTGCAGGCTGCCACGTCCGTGGCGGCGGTCGAGGCCATTGTTTGGCAGTGATCGCGTGTGTTCATTGAACAAGCCGCCTCCGGGCGGCTTTTTTCATGCTTGAAAGGAGGCGATTCGTGACCGAGCTGACCGAGGATCAAAAGCGGCGGCTGGAGGAAATCCTCGACACGTGGGATTCGGCGCACCGCGCCATCCGCGTACTGAATTTCATCGGCCGCGTTCTGAAATGGGGCGTGGGATTGGCGGCGAGCCTGGCGGTGATCTGGGGCGCGTTGCATGGAAAGGGGCCGCAATGATCGACGTGACTTTGATCGCCACGGGCACCGGCTGCACGCCGGCCCGCGCGGCCGCGTGGCAACCGGCGCTGTCGGCGGCTTGCGGCCGCTATCAGATCGACACGCCGCGCCGCATCGCGGCGTTTTTGTCGCAGGTGGGGGTGGAGTCGGCCGGGTTGTCCGCTCTGTGCGAAAACCTCAACTATTCTGCCGCCGGCTTGCTGGCGACGTTTCCCACGCATTTCGATGCCGCCGAGGCGGCGGCGTATGCGCGCCAGCCACAGAAAATCGCCGACCGCGTCTACGCCTGCCGCATGGGTAATGGCGACGAGGCTAGCGGTGATGGCTGGACCTATCGCGGCCGCGGGCTGATCCAAATCACCGGGCGCGCCGGCTATGCCGCCTGCGGCCTGGCGTTGGGGCTCGACTTGCTGGCGCAGCCGGCGTTGCTGGAGTTGCCCGCCGACGCCGCGCTGTCGGCCGCCTGGTATTTCGCCAGCCACGGTTGTTTGGCGTTGGCCGATGCCGGCGACGTGCGTGGCGTCACGCGCGCGATCAACGGCGGGTTGAACGGCTATGCGCAGCGGCTGGCGCTGTATGGCGCCGCCGAGCGCCTGCTGAACGGAGGGAATCACTATGCACAAATGGCTTGA